CCGAGACACCAGATTCTTGTGGTGCTAGGGTGTGGATTGAAGCGACAGATACTCACATCTTACAATAAATAAGGAAAACAAATGAAAAAGTTACTAGCAGTTGCGGTTTTGGCACTTGGTGTTTCCGCTTGTGGAACAAAGACAATCGTTGTGGAAAAGGCACCAAATACTACTCTTGCGCCAATTCAGGACACCGTACAGAGTTCTTCAGAGCGAGAGCAAAACTTCTTGAACGGTCTTACATACGACCACCCAACTGAAGTCACCAGACTCGGCAAGGCAAGTGTTCTTGAACTTGGTCGCCTCACATGTGATGCCATTGATGAAGGCTCAACAATCTCTGATTTTGTAGGCTTGGCTAACAAGACTGGAGTTAGTGCAGAGTTTTTTGGTTCACTAATTCGTGAAGCAGTTGAAAACTTCTGCCCTGAAAACCAATGGTTTATTGATTCTGCGCTTAATAGCAACGGAATCTAAAACTGGGAGAGGTGACCGAGTGGCCGAAGGTACTTGTCTTGAAAACAAGCGTAGGGTTACACCTACCGTGGGTTCAAATCCCACTCTCTCCGCATTATGAACAAAGAATACGAAAAAGCCTTAAAGATGGTTGCTGACGCAATCAATAATGAAGGTGTAAATCCAAAATATCACAAGATTATGGATGATAAACTTAGAACTAGTTGGCCTGTACTTTGGCGTGCAGTTCATTATGCTGCAGATGTTTATAAGGAAAACAATGATTGATTTACTTGTTGATACAGAACAACTAATCAGAATCTGGATTGGCGGAACATTGCTTTTTTATTACTGCATGAAGTTTACTGTTTATAGTGTTCCTGCAGTTTTAAAAGATAGTCAATAAGTTCCTGCATGGTTCGTAGGTCTTTTTTGTCTACGATATAAAAGTTGTCTGTTAACTGCTGTTTCTTGTCATAAAGAGTCTTTTGTCTCCATCTATTTTTAGAAGACATTCCGACAGTAAGCATTGCTCCAGTTTTTTTACTGCGTAAAACATAAGCAACTGGTTTCTGCTGTTTATCCTCGTAACTACTGACGGTATCAACAATTGTTGTAGGAAATGGGAAATCTTTAGGGTCCCAACCGAACTCAATACTCACATTTTTTACTTCAAGAACATACGGAAGCAAATCAAGAACAATATCTTTTTCCGTAAGAGTCATAAAACGGCGCTCTTCGCTATTCTTTGCTATCTGTAGTTCTGGAACGCTACACGGTACGCCACTGTCAATTAGATGTTTGGCAACAATCTTGTTATACGAGTGACCTTCTGTAAATGCTTTTACATAGTCGTATGCCATAGGTTTCCTTGCATCGTGACACACTAGTGGTGTATTGTTTTCTTATGCCCTGGTGGCGCAGTGGATAGCGCAACGGACTTCTAATCCGCAGGTCGTAGGTTCAAATCCTACTCAGGGCGCAAATTATGACTTGAGGAGTTTCTTTCCTTCTTTTGTTACCTGCATGCTTCGCACAATACCTTGAGTGGAAACAAGAAGCCCATCACGATGACATTCGTGAAGAATCTTATGAATGGTTGATGATGAAGAAACATTCACTGCAGAAGCAACTTCACGCATTGATGGCGGATAACCGTTTTTTGATGAAAAATCAATAACAAATTTGATTATTTCTTTTTGTCTATCAACTGACTTTTGATTCATTTTTCTTTCCTTGATTCTGACGCTTAATGCTTCTACGAATTGCCATCTTTTTTGACCTGTTATTGTCAATAAATTTCTGGCGTAGTTCTTCCATATACACAACGATGTGGTACTCGGGTCCCCAGATATACGATGGGTGCAAACCCAGTTTTGATGCCAATTCTTCGGCTTTAGGAAGACCTATTCCATTGTCCAGCCACCTATAGACGGACTTTCGTTCTACATTGAGCATCACCGCTAAGTGCTTAATTACATGCTCTGTATCCTCAATCTGCTCATCTCTAAGCAGTTTGAAAAGGGGGTTAATTGAAAGCAATGGTTGTGGTGGTGTTGGCTGTAAGTCTTTATATATCTCTAACACTAAATCTTCCCTAAATCTATTCCATAAATCTTACGGAACTCTGATTTGATTGGCTTAATAGCCTTTGGCGTTCCGTGGGTTGTGTACACGCGACCACCAATATTCTTTGGCGGATATAACTTATAAACACCAGACTTGGTGATTTCTACCTTGAAACCAATCTTCTCAATCTCACGCAGAAGAGCAGAAAACTCTTTGTTTCCGTGTGTTCTTGCCATCTCTAAGCCTTTCTTCAAGATGGAAGAAACGGTATAGGCGGTATAAATAAAAAACAACCCCAAGACGAACAAATTTTCGCCCTGGGGTTGTTTTCTAGGAATATTTACTTCTTAAGCCAAGAAAACAACTTCTTGAGAAGACCCTTCTTTTGCTTTTCAATCTCGGCAACGACCTTCTCTGAGATTTCTTCAATCTTGTCCGAAGCCTGCTCAGTGATGTCCTCAACGAACTCAATGGCCTTGTCTTCATAGGCATCCACATCAATGCCCTGCTCTACAGCGATTGACTCAATCTTCTTGTATGCCTTCTTGGCGGCATCCTTCTTTGGAGCCTGCTTCTTCGCTACTGGCTTCTTCTTTGGAGCAGCCTTCTTTGCTGCTGCCTTCTTCTTGGCTGGAGCCTTCTTCGCTACTGCCTTCTTTGCTGGTTGCTTTGCCATTTCCCTGTCCTGTGATGTTGAAATTTTTACACTTATGTATCACAGACTATAGCATGTCTATGGAGTAGTGTATGCATGTGGACGATGTATACCCAGACGAATTTGCAAAAATCGCTTTAGCCTTGACATCGGCTCAACTAGCAAAACAAGATTTTGTTAGCGAGTCGGGTGTCGGGGAAGATTTGGCATTCAACTTTATTGGTTGGAAAGATGGAAAAATCCTTACCATCACTCAACTAGGTCAAAACTACATGAAAGAGCCACCCATAGACAGGCTCCAGAGGTGTGCTGGAATGTTGAGAATGCTGAGAGGATTTTGGAATATTGACAGCATTTCAATGGTTGCAGAAGGGTACTGCTCTCCTGACATTGAAAAGACCAGGGGTCTTGACCTTCAGAAGGCATACCTTGATGACTCAACTGGCGTTTCTGAATGCATCACAATCACCCATGCCGAGCCAGATGAGTTAGGCGATGTTGAGGTAACACTTGTTTCTGCTTCTTATGAATACAGAGCGAACAACAAAATGCATTTTAAGCCCATTACCGTTTATCCAAATGGCGCTGTTAACACATTGAGAGACAAAAGTTATCCAGCGCTTCTGTATAAGACGATTAGAGAAGACTATGTCGTCAACGAAACAGATGAAGACGACGCAGCAGAGGCTGTGAATAACCTCGGTTTCCATCTTCAAGTTTTCTACTAGTACCCCTGGGTGGAATTGAACCACCTTAACGACCTTATAAGAGTCGCGCCTTAACCAGTAGACGACAGGGGCGTGTTAAAATTGTGCATGCTTAGAGATTCATCTGTGGAAAAACTTGGGGATAACATCTCCATTCTAAGGGCTACCCGTGAACCATGTCTAGTGTGTGGACACCCTACTGGTGATTGTGATGGAGAAACTGGACCACCACAAAAAATTGTTGGTCTTGGAAATGTTATTGAATCATTAAAAGAATTACAAACAGTCCTTGTTGAAGAAAACATTTATGAAGAGCGCCAGATTACACCGTTTACAAAAGCGAAAGTAATCCTTCACCACAAGGGTTCATATGTAACTCTTGAGCAAGCAAAAAATTTGGGTATTGCTTAGACGGGTTTACGACAACACTTCGCTGTATCATGGTCTTCTCGTAAGTTCATAAAACAGAAAGTGGAGTATCAGGTGTCTTCCTTTTTCTCATTCCGTCTATCAGAAGATTTCGTCAACAGTTACAGAGATAAGAAGTCTCCATTCGGTTATGTTGATGCGGGCGGAAACTCTGTAGGAGAAATTACATTTCTTCGTACATACTCACGCTTAAAAGAAGATGGCACAAAGGAAACATGGGCTGATGTTTGTGAGCGTGTCATTAACGGAATGTATTCGTTGCAAAAAGAACATTGCAAGACAAATCGTCTTCCGTGGAATGATTCAAAAGCGCAAGCAAGCGCCAAGGAAGCGTTTGACCGCTTGTTCCAACTTAAGTGGACTCCACCAGGGCGCGGTCTCTGGGTTATGGGTACGCCTCTCGTTAATGTTCAAAAGAACTCAGCGGCACTTCAAAACTGCGCTTTCGTTTCTACTCTTGAAATGACAAAGAATAACCCTGCAAAGCCATTTGCATTTCTCATGGAAGCATCAATGCTTGGTGTAGGCGTTGGTTTTGACAATAAGGGTGCAGAAAAAGATTTCACTATCTATGAACCAACAAAAACAACCATTACTCAAATAATTTCTGATAGTCGTGAAGGTTGGGTTCAGTCTGTTGCAGACCTTATTAACTCTTACTTAAAGCCAGAGCAAAATCCTGTTGAGTTTGATTACTCACTTATTCGCCCTGCTGGAACACAAATCAAAACTTTTGGTGGAACGGCTGCTGGTCATGGGCCTCTTGAGCGTTTACACCAATACATCAGAAAGATGTTTGCAGGTAGAAACGGTCAGTTGCTAACAAAAGTTGACATTGCAGACATTGGAAACATGATTGGTGTTTGTGTTGTTTCTGGAAATGTCCGTCGCTCTGCTGAGTTGCTTATTGGCAGTCTTGATGACCAAGAATTTTTGAACCTTAAGAACTCTGCAGTTTTCCCTGAGCGCAACTCTTATGACCCAGATGCTCCAGGCTGGGGATGGATGTCAAATAACTCGGTTGAGACAGCAGTAGGCAAGGACTTGTCTGGGATTGTTGACGGCATCGCTCTTAATGGTGAGCCTGGCGTTATTTGGCTTGACATGTCTCGTAAGTTTGGTCGCCTTGCTGACCCAGCAAATAACAAAGACTGGCGCGTCGCTGGCTACAACCCTTGCGCAGAGCAGTCTCTTGAGTCATACGAATGTTGCACGCTTGTTGAAACATATTTGAACCGCCACGATTCTCTTGACGATTACAAGCGCACTCTTAAGTTCGCTTACTTGTATGCAAAGACCGTAACCCTTCTCCCAACACACTGGGAAGAGACAAATGCAATTATGCAACGCAATCGCCGTATCGGAACATCCATGTCAGGAGTTGCAAACTTTGCAGACCGCATTGGTATGCCAGTTTTGCGTGAATGGATGGACACTGGATACAACACAGTAAAGAACTACGATGTTTCCTACTCTGAGTGGCTCGGTATTCGTGAGTCAATCAAGATGACGACCGTTAAGCCTTCTGGAACTGTTTCAATCCTTGCTGGCGAGTCACCAGGAGTTCACTGGACGCCAGGTGGTAAGTTCTTCAACCGAGCAATCCGCTTTGCCAACGATGACCCAATGCTTCCTTTGTTCAAGATGGCTAATTACCGTGTTGAGCCAGCATCGGAATCTCCAGATACAACTTCGGTTGTTTTCTTCCCAATCAAGTCAGATGCAGAGCGAGCAGAAAACGATGTAACTATCTTTGAAAAGATGTCACTGGCGGCAGTTGCTCAGCGTTACTGGTCGGATAACTCGGTATCGGTTACAATTTCTTTTGATGCGGAAAAAGAAAAGGAACATGTGGGCACTGTACTCCATATGTATGACGGTCAACTTAAGACTGTTTCGTTCCTACCTCAGGGCAACTTCACTTATCCGCAGATGCCGTATACACAGATTTCCGAAGAGGAATACCTAGAAGCCACCAAGGACCTTTTCCCTATTGACTTTACAGGCGTATATGCAGGTATGGCTGCCGATGCAATCGGAGAGTCTTACTGCACAACCGACGCATGTGAGATAAAATTTGTGAAAGACAATCAGGGGTAATTGCGGTCCAAGACCCAGCCTTGATGTATTATTTACTTGGAACGCCGAAAGGCATGAGAAAAGAACACTAGGAGTTCAACATGGCAGGAATTATCGCCCCACAGACAATCACTATCGGTATTCCAGGAACACTGGCTACCACAAGCATTGCAACCATCGCCATGCCTTTCAAGGGCAAGATTATTGGTGCATACCTTGCAGTCACCACTGCTCCAGTCGGCTCTGCTTTGACAGCAGATGTTAAGGTTGGCTCAGATGTAGCAGCAGCCTTCTCAATCGCCGCTGCTGGCACTTCAGACGAAGCAACCCTTACCGCTGTCAACTGCGACTTCCTCAAGGGCGACCTTGTTCACCTTGATGTCTCGGCAGTTGGTTCATCAACCGCTGGTGCAGGCGCAATCGCAACGATTGTTGTTGAAGCACTTGACGACGCTGCACACATCGCAGACGCTTCATACAACGACTAATTAAGACCAATTAAAAAACCCCGCTTCTCAAAGACGAGAGGCGGGGTTTTTTATTAAATCAATTACTTGGTTGTTGGTCCGCCAACGACCCATGCATCGCAGGTGCGCTCTGAGTGGCATTTAAAGTCAAATGCTTCGCAGTACCCAATCTTTCCAGCATCAATAACATCCCATGCTGAACCAGACTCATTGCCAAGACCAGTTTCTATGCATTGAAGCATCTGTTGGGTTCTAATGAAAAGGATGCAATTTCCGCATAATTGCTTCTTTGCTTCCGTTTCGGAAACATCCCATCTATCGCCCTTTGACTTCCAGAATGCATTGTTTGGCTGTCTAGGGTTAAGAGGCCCATATCCAGCCGTATCAATGGCTTTTTGACGATTCTTAATATTTACTGAGATTTCCTGTGTTGCAGGTGGGCACTTCTTTTCTGCTTTATATTCAAAGCGGAAGCCCTTTATTTCTCCCTGGTAGTTTCCCCATGTAGACATAATTACTTCTTTTTCTTAGAGTTTTCGTATCGTTCCAGTAGTCTTCTGCCCTTAGCAGCCAGTGCTGCTGCGTCCGACCTGTCCTGAGGAACTGGTTCGCCCCATGCTGCGGCTGACAAGGCAAGACGAGTAGGACGACCCTTTTCATCTTTCATTGGTCCAGAAGGATTGCTGAAGAATCTGGCAAGGAATGAGCCCTTTCTACGCAACTTTTCTGGCGTATCTGCTCTTCCTTTAACTCCAGGCTTAAGGTTTGCGCCTTCTTTTCTATTGAAATACTTTCTTCCAGCGGCTGTCAACCCGCCCTTGGGGTCTCTTAGTTTCGCCTTTGCTGACTTCGTGTTCATTCCCCATTGCTGTCTCATGTGGAACTTTGAGACCTCTTGATTAATGCTCTTCTTTTGGACTGATTCACCGTCAAAAGACTCAATAAGCCACTTCACCTGAGCAATGTGTCCAATGAGCGTATTGTCCTCAAAGTGCCTATTTCCCCAAGCCTCACGAAGGTTGAGAACTTCAACCTGTTCTGGGGTTAGTGCGTATCCGCCATTTTCATGAATCTCAAGAAGAACTTCATGGGCTTCATCAGACTTTTGACCACCAGACATACTCCAGATTTCTGGATATTGACTTCTTAGTTCTTTTGAGTAATCAATATCAAAAGACGGCCATACGCTTTCTGAAATATGGAATATATAGTCAGACATAATTATTCGCCTTCTCCATAGACTGCCTTCTTGGCTTTTTCAAGAGAATCGTCTGATGGGTCAGACATTAATATCGTAAAAAAGTCCATCACATCTTGCTCGTCTTTTTTGTGCTTGGCCCTAAATTTTTCTACTTCTTTAGGGTCCATGTCTGGGGAAAACTTCATTATTCTCCTCTTTCTTCCTGTTCCTTCTTCAATTGATTCCAGGGGTTGTCTGGTGAATCATGAAAAGGATTGCGAGGCTGATTTAAAACTTCAAG